AAACATGCTCGACCTGTAACGGAATCAGATGGAGTACTGTATTGTTTTAAGAATGGATTTCAACGTTTATTAAGTGATGCGTTATTAAGAAAGGTCTTTAGTGTTAAAGATTATGAACGAGACAATAAAGAAAGTTCTACTCGTTTTGAAGATCCTCTTATTTATCACATGGACCGTTTAGATAAAGCCATTTTAAATTTAAAAGCTGATGATGACCCGCCACTGCAATATATGGCAAGACCAAAGCCACAATATATCCGTTCTGAAAAATGGTTACGTTGGGTAAAAACTCAGCCTTGTGTGTGCTGTGGTAAACAAGCAGATGATCCACATCATTTAATTGGCCATGGTAATGGTGTGATGGGAAGTAAAGCCGATGATTTGGATTGTATTCCGCTTTGTCGAATTCATCACAATGAATTACATCAAAATGTAAAAGCATTTGAAGAAAAGTATGGTTCACAAATAGAGCTTTGGCATAAGTTCTTTTTATATGCCATCAAGATTGGCGCCTTGGTGGTAGATTGATTCAGTATTTAAGTATTCCTTAATAACTGAACTATCAACTAAAAGATGACAGTTCAAAAAGTGCGGTCTTTTTTAAAGTGAGATTTCTATGACAACGATAACACTTGAATTACCATTTCCACCTTCAGTTAATACTTATTGGCGCAGAGTAAATGGGAAAACATTAATTAGCGCGAAAGGACGGGCTTATGCAAGTCAGGTAGCGTGGATGACAAGACGCTCAGCGAGATTTCCAGCTGGTATTCGTGCTGCAGTGGTGGTGGAAGCTTTTATGCCGGATAGAAGAATGCGTGATTTGGATAATCTTTTCAAATCATTATTAGATGCGTTAGTGAAAGCTGGCGTGTTGGTGGACGATAGTGTTATTGATGATTTGCGAATCGTACGTAAATGTGTAGTCAAGGGTGGAAAAGTTTTAGTGTCGATTAAGGAGATTTCATGTTAGATATTGATGCAATTGCGATTGAATTTGGTTATTGGGCAACACCGCGACATGAAACAGAATTTCCACGGGTTGCCGCAGGGTTTGCAGAGATGAAATGCGATGCACGTTACGATCATAAATATCGTATTAATCCTATCTCTGATGACCTTGGTTTAAGAATTGATGGTTATCTTGGTATTATCCGTAAACTTACACCTGAGCTTTATGATGTGTTTGTTTTGACCTACATTAAGCGTTGGGAAAAACAAGAAATATTGACTTATCTACGGATTTCAAAAGCAGAATATTTTAACCGGATAAAAACTGTAAAAACATCTTTAATGCTAATGATTGTGAGTGGTGGGAGTGAATGTATTTTTATTTGTTGAATGTTAAATTTTTAATAAAAACCGCTTGACAGTCTAGACTAAAAGTGTATGATGCAGACTATAGTGCGATTTTTGCACGTTACAAACGAAGAATTGATTTTTAAACCCCTGATGGTTCTCCATCGGGGGTTTTTTATTGCCCCGCAATTGCGAGGTGGAGTATGAGAATGTTTAAAGACGCAGGGAATCAAACATATTTTTGGTCAGGCTTTTCCGGTGTTCTTGCTTGGCTCAGTGATCAAAACAATTTAATGATATTAAGTTTGGTGATCGGTATTGTTACCGCACTTGTTAATGCTTATTCAAAATGCTACGAAGGCAGAGCGGCAAGACGAGCTGAAGAACGTGAAGAAGAGTTACACGCTTTAAAGGTTCAAGCGTTAAAAAGAGGGCTTAGAGATGAAGCTGGCAAAGACTAGGGCTGGGTTAGGGCTTGCAGGAAGTATATGCGGAGTATCAGCTATCATCCTAACAATGTACAGTGCTTATGGTGATGAGCTTATTCTCAGTCCTGCTGGAGCAGAGATTATTGGTAATGCTGAAGGTTGCAGACGTGATCCTTATAAATGTCCTGCTGATGTATTAACTGTTGGCATTGGATCAACTGAATACAGTGGCTTACCAATAGATCCTAAACATCGTTATACAGATTTAGAAATTGCGGAACGTTGGAAAAATGACATTCAAGTGGCTGAGAAATGTGTATTAGCTTATGGAAATGGTCGAGCGTTACCACAGTCTGTATTTGATTCTGCAGTATCTATTACTTTTAACGTTGGTTGTGGTGCAGTTCGAAAATCAACCTTATTTAAATACCTTAATTCAGGAAAGTATGAGTTAGCTTGTAATGAATATCCAAGATGGAATAAAGCTGGTGGAAAAGTTTTACCTGGCTTAGTTTCACGTAGAGAAAAAGAAAAGGCATTATGTTTATCTGATTTACATAAGTAAAGGTTAGCCCGTGCGGTTATGGGAGCTATTAAATCAGATGGCGAAAGCGTAAACAAAAGAGCCTAAACCGCACCGCTATTTATTATGGGGTTTAACATGATTGGTATCGGGCAATATATCAGTAACGGATTCACAAAGGTTTTATTGGTGTGCTCCGTTGTTTCTGCGTTTGTAATTCTTGCATTGTGTGGATGGATTCATCATCAGTCAGCAACTATTGATGGACTGAATGTAAAGATTAAAACACACCAAGAAACAATTGCTGCACAAAGTCAAACGATCACTCGATTAGAAGAAGATGCTGAGCAAAATAGACAGCTAACATTTGAGCTAAGTCGGGTGGAGTCAGATGCAAGGAGTAAATCAGATGCAGTTATCAAATCTATACCGAAACAAGTTAAAGCTAGCAGTGCTTTTAATACTAGTGCTCCTAGCAATGTTATTGAGTTCTTGCGCCAGTAAACCAGTTGTAGTGAGTTGTTCTCAATTACCTGCAGCGTTGACCGCTCATTTAGATAAGACGGTATTTGCTGGTGATACTTATGGTGATGTAACAAAGTACGCGGTAATCCTAAAACGCGAACGTGATATGTGCTTAAACCGTATTGATAAAATTCGGGAGTGGCAAACAGAGAAGTTAAGTAAATAAAAGGTGAGTGACAATACTCGCCTTTTTTATTTTGGTGGGAACTATGCCAGCAAGAATACCTAAAGCATGCAGAAAGCAAGGTTGTAAGAATACAACAATCAACAGCAATGGTTATTGTGATGAACATCAAGGTTGTGGTTGGCAAAGACATCAGAAAGGAAAGACATCGTCTCAGCGTGGTTATGGAGCTCAATGGCGAAAAATAAGAGCTGTCGTGTTAGTTCGTGATAACTACTTGTGCCAAGAATGTTTAAAGCAAGGTCTGTTTGTAACAGCTACAACTGTTGACCACATAATCCCTAAGGCTCACGGTGGTAGTGATGACTTAACTAACCTACAAAGTTTATGTAATTCATGCCATAAATTCAAAACAGCGCGAGAACGTTTGAAATAGTGTTTAAAGTGCGGTTGTTTTTGTAAGGGGAGGGGGTGGTAAAATCTCTATAGGTTTTGCCTATCGAAACCGCCCATTCAACTCAATTTTCACAACCGCGAAATTAAGATTTTAAAGGTAAGCCAAAATGACAGGAAAAGCACTCGTTTCAGGTAGGGGGCGAAAGCCTAAGCCGACAGCAGTGAAAGAGCGTCAAGGCAATCCTGGTAAGCGAAAATTAAATAAAGATGAACCGCAGTTTAGCGAATTTGATGAGCATACACCGCCGCCAGATGACCTAGACGAGAATGGCAAAACAATGTGGGTCTTTGTGTTAAAAGAGTTGATCCCACAAAAAGTATTACTCAAAACAGATTTGCAGACTGTTGCAAATTACTGCATTGCTTACCAAAACAGAAAGCAAGCTAATCGTGATATTGAGAAATTCGGTAGCGTAATTGAATCGGATGCAGGTATTAAACGAAATCCGGCTTTCACCACGCTAAAGGAAGCGATGGCTGATATGGCTAAGTTTGGCTCATTGCTTGGCTTAGATCCAAGTAGTCGCACTCGATTAGTGGGAAATGCCGATAATAAAATCGAGAATCCATTCGCGGAGTTAATGCAATGACAGATAATGTAAAAAAGGCAATTAAATATGCCAAAGATGTTATTGCTGGCAAAATTCCAGCTTGCCGATTTATTGTAAAAACCTGTCAGCAATTCATTGATGATTTAGAAAAGCAAAGTGCGGTTAAATTTCCTTATTATTTTGATGAAGTTAAGGCTGAAAAAGCGTGTAAATTCATTCAATATCTGCCACACACAAAAGGCGAGTGGGCATCAAAGCGACAAAATATCACGCTTGAACCCTGGCAACTTTTCATTATGGCAAATACTTTCGGGTGGCTGCGTAAAAGCGACAATCTGCGTCGTTACCGTGAAGTTTATGTTGAAGTACCCCGCAAAAACGGTAAATCAGCTATTTCTGCAGGTGTCGGCTTGTATATGTTCTGCATGGATAATGAGTTTGGCGCTGAAGTTTATTCAGGCGCGACCACAGAAAAACAAGCATGGGAAGTTTTCCGTCCTGCTCGATTGATGTGTAAGAAAACCGATCTGCTTTGCTCGACTTTTGGTATTGAAGTTAATGCCTCTAACTTAAACCGTCCTGCTGATGGTTCTCGTTTTGAACCGCTTATCGGTTCACCTGGTGATGGTGCATCGCCTAGTTGTGCGATAGTGGACGAATACCATGAGCATAAAAATGATGAGCTATATACCACAATGTTGACTGGTATGGGTGCGCGTAAACAACCGCTCATGTTTATCATTACGACTGCAGGGTACAACATCGAAGGTCCTTGTTATGACAAGCGCAGAGAAGTGATCGAAAAGCTATCTGGTGCAATTCCAAATGATGAGCTATTTGGGATAATTTATACAATTGACGAAGATGATGATTGGACAGATGAAAGCGTATTACGCAAAGCAAATCCAAACTTTGATGTGTCAGTGTATGGCTATTACCTAATTAGTCAGCAAAACAAGGCAATTAATAATGCACGCCTGACCAATACTTTCAAAACTAAACACTTAAATGTATGGGTGTCAGCTAAAGAAAGCTATTTCAACATGGTGAGCTGGGAAAACTGCAAGGATGAAACATTATCACTTGAAGATTTCCAAGATGATGATGTTGTACTTGGCCTTGATATGGCGCGTAAGCTTGATATGAATTCGCTTGTTAAAGTGTTTGCTCGGATTATTGATGGTAAGCGGCATTATTATTGTATCGCTCCAGAATTCTTCGTTCCTGAAGATACTATCTATAACACTGATACCGCTTTAAAACGAGTGGTGGACAAATATCAAAAATGGGTAAACAGTGGGCATTTGACAGCAACAGATGGCGCGGAAGTTGATTATCGAGAAATAGAAGAAGTCATCAAAGATACCAATCAAGAGCATAGAGTTTCCTGTGTTGCGATTGACCCGCATGGAGCGATAGCAATCAGCCATAACTTAGCTGATGAAGGGCTTAATCCTATAACCATTACACAAAATTACACCAACTTATCAGACCCAATGAAAGAATTGGAAGCGGCAATTGAATCAGGCCGTTTCCATCATGACGGGAATCCAATTATGACATGGTGTATCGGTAATGTGGTTGGCAAGACAGTTCCAGGGAATGATGATGTCGTGCGTCCAATTAAAGAAATTCCTGAAAACAAAATAGATGGAGCAGTGGCTTTAATGATGGCAATCGGTCGCATTATGTTGAGCACTGATGATGAAAACTTTTTCCCAAATGAGGTATTGGAACTATGAGAACTGTCATTTTAGATCTTTTAGGTCTAACAGGCTTTGGCTTGATGTTTTATGGAGTGTATCTCAAATATGGGGCAGATATTGCATTAATTGGCAGTGGGGCATTATTACTGTTTTTAACTATTTTGGCATCGAGAGGTGAGCAATGATTTTTGATAAATTATTTAGCACTCGTTCACTGGAGAATCCAGCGGTGCCATTGAGTGCTGAATCAGCTTACGAAGAAATATTCGGAATGCAGCCGACTAAATCGGTTAGTCCTGATTTGGCGATGAAGTTATCTGCTGTTTATGCTTGTGTTTACGTGTTGTCGAGTTCTGTCGCACAATTACCGCTGCACGTTAAGTGCAAGAGTGGAGACAAAGTAGATACAGTAAAAGATCATCCAGCATATTACCTTCTACATGATAGCCCTAACGCTTGGCAGACGTCTTATAAATTGCGTGAATATGCACAAAGTTCTGTTTTGTTGTACGGAAATGCTTATATCCATATTGTTCGTGATAAAAACGGTGGAGTTGTCTCGCTTGAATCATTAGAGCCGTGGAAAGTGCAGTTGCTTAAAAACGGAAACCGCTATGTTTACGCTTACTACGGTGATGATAAGACAATGAGTCTGTCTCCAGATGATGTTTTACACATTAAGTCACTCGGTCCATCAATAAAAACAGGTAAATCAGTAATCAAAACTCATGCTGAGACGATTGGTTTAGGGTTAGACGCTCGCAAATTCGCTAGCGGTTTCTTCGGTGGAAATGCTCGTCCTGC